GCATAATGCTACGTAAGCCCAAAAAGCTATTACTGTTACTATCATTGTTTTTACTTTCATGTCATCTCTCCTAAAAATTGACAATTGAACTTTAAGCTATAGTAAAATACCTGTCAAGTATTTTCTATAAATAATCTATAAATAAAATAGTTTACAAATATATCTTGTTTGTGTTAGTGTTTTGGCTATGGAAAACTTACGCTATATTATCTTAGACGAATTTGATGGAAAACCTTTGAGAGCCTTTAGTAACAAGGCTTCTGCTAAATGGTTTCTTGAGAATAGACCAGGATGTAAGTTCCATATTTTGCCTAAAGCAAAAGTCGTGCCAGTAACAGAACTATATGAAGAATGTTTATTTTAAGGAGATTATTATGATTGAAAAGATGACAGAAAGAGAAGTATTGTTATATATTCAAGGTTTTTTAAGAGGTATTAGTCATGATGATTCATTGTTAAATTCTGATATTTTATTTAATTGGGATGAAATGATTACTTCAGCTTTATTTGGAGTTTCAGATGAGAATTAAAAACTGGGATAAATATAACCACTACAAGCATAAATCAGATATGAAATGGTTTAAATGCTATGGTCGTGACCTGCTAAATGATGCTGATTTTATGATGATGGATGATGTAAAACAAGTCACATTATTTAAACTTTGGTGTTTAGCTAGTGAAAGTCAAGGCAATTTACCACAAGTTTCAGAGATTGCTTTTAGATTAAGAAAGCCTATAGATTTTATAGAAAAAATGTTGAAAGAACTAGACTATTGGCTTGTTACAGGGGAAAGTATAGACAAAGTATATACAAACTCTATAGCAGATAAGATAAGAGAAGATAAGATAATAAAAACCATTGTGCGTTTTGATGAGTTCTGGAATTTATATCCACCTGTTCGTAAAACTAACAAAAAAGGTTGCATGGAAAAATGGCAAGCAAAAGACCTTGACTTAATAGCTGATAAAGTTATAGGCTATGTGAAAACTATGAAAGAAACTAAACAATGGAGAGAAGGGTTTGTGCCAGCACCTATGACATTAATTAACCAGGAGAGATGGGAAGATGGTAATATGCCAACTCGTAAAGTTTGGGAAGGTGGTATTTAGTGAACATAGGAGAGGCATTAGATAAACTAACTGTCAATCAGTCAGTCATTACTGATTACTACGAACAGGAGTATTCACATGCAGAATTTAAGGTTAAAGGTTCAGACGTATTTGCTGATGATTTGGTCAAGTATTTTAGTGAGGAAATTCATAGTGGCAAATCACTTGGCTGGGTTAAAACGGAAGATAAGTTCAGGGTTAGGTCTTCGGAACTAACAATTCTTACTGGTGTATCAGGTCATGGTAAATCAATGTGGTTATCACAAGTTGTATTGTCTATGATGAAACAGAATACTAAATGTTTAATAGCGTCTTTAGAAATGAGACCTGTTCTTACATTAGCTAGAATGATTACCCAAGCATTAGGTTCTCCAGAGCCAACAGATGAATATATACATAAGTTTTGTGAACGTGCTAAAGACAAGTTATATATATACGACCAAACAGGAAGCACTAAGTCAGAAGACATGATAGCAACTTTGCATTATGGAAAACATGTATTGGGAGTTGATGTGTTTATTATTGACAGCTTAATGAAATTGGATGATGTAACTGAAGAGTCTTTAGATGGACAGAAAAGACTTACTAATTCTTTAGCGGTAATAGCACGTGATTTACAAGTAAGTATTTTTTTAGTAGCACATACTAGAAAACTTAAAGACGAAGCAGAGATACCTGACGCTACAAACATTATGGGAAGTTCGCATATTCGTAACTTATGTGATAATATTATTTGTGTATGGCGTAACAGATACAAAGAAAAGCTGATAGAAGAAGGTAAGACTTCAGATGATGAGCTTAAAATTATTCCTGACGCTAAAGTCTTTGTTCAGAAACAACGTAACGCACAATGGGAAGGTTCGTTTAACTTTTGGTTTGACCAAAAAGGTTTAAAGTATAAGGAAAGTCCATGACCATAAATGACTTCATAAAAGAATGTAAAAAAGTATTTGGTTCAGATATACAATACAAAGCAACTTCTAAAGACGGACAAGTATTTAAAACGAAAGGATGGAGAGATGATAAAGTGGACATTAAATCAGCAAAACCTACCCATGTTGTACGAGAAATTAAAATCTCTTGACTTCACTAAACGTTGGCGTGTTACAGTCACAGACGCTAAATTAAATAGAAGTCTTGAACAGAATGAAAGACTATGGGAATTATATACAAGCATAGGTCAACATCTAGGCATAGAGAAAGATAAAATACACGAACTCATGGGATATAAATTTTTACGATACCAAACTGAAATAGCAGGTATGCCTGTAGAACTTATAAAGTCAACAACAAAATTAACCACAAGTGAGATGACAGAATACCAACAACAGATAGAGGTATGGGGTCAAACTATGGGTTGGGGATGGGATTATTAAATGAATGTATTATCATTATTTGACGGAATGTCATGTGGTCAGATTGCTTTAACACAATTAGGATTTAAGATAGACAATTACTTTGCATCTGAAATAGACAAAGATGCTATGAAAATAGCTAAAAAGAACTTTCCTAATACACATCATATTGGTGATGTTACAAAAGTAAAAGGAAGTGATTTGCCTAAAATAGATTTGCTTATAGGTGGAAGTCCATGCCAAGGATTTAGTTTTGCTGGCAAACAATTAAACTTTAACGACCCAAGAAGTGCATTATTTTTTGAGTTTGTTAGATTGCTAAAAGAAACTAATCCTAAATACTTTTTACTTGAAAATGTAAGAATGAAAAAAGAATGTCAAGATATTATTAGTGAATATCTTGGAGTTCAACCTATTTTAATTAATAGCTCATTATTATCAGCTCAATCTAGAAATAGATTATATTGGACTAATATTCCTAATGTTGTTTTACCACAAGACAAAGGTATATTATTAAAAGATATATTAGAAGACTTACCTTTTAATGAACAACCAAATTATTTAAAAGGAACTTTTGGTGATAAAACAAGAGGTGAAATGGTTAAATCTATTGATGATAAAAAATCTCATTGTTTAACTGCTTCTATGTGGAAAGGTCAAATACCTACTTTTATTAAAACTACAGATAATTTATATTATAGAAAACTTACACCATTAGAATGCGAAAGATTGCAAACTGTTCCTAATAATTATACAGATGGCGTATCTAATACACAAAGATACAAAATGCTAGGTAATGGATGGACTGTAGAAGTAATTAAACATATCTTTAGGAACATGAATGAACTATCGCAACCCTAAACTACTTAAACTAGCAGATGGCGCACCATGTATGATGTGTTCTATGCAAGATGGAACAGTAGTCGCTGCACACTCTAATCAATTAAGAGACGGAAAGGGTACATCAATTAAGACACATGATTATCGTATAGCGTTCCTATGTCACCAATGCCACCACATGATAGATAATGACAAAATGTTAGATAAATATGATAGAATAGCAGCATGGGAAGAAGCACACCGTAAAACTATAGGCTGGTTATTTACTAACGGACATTTGGAGGTAAAGTAATGGGTAAAGGTTCTGGAAGAAGACCATTGTTAATTTCTGAACAAGAAGCACAAGATAACTGGGATAAGATATTCAAAAAGAAAAAGAATAGTCCTGACGTATCACCACACGCTTATGAATACGAACTTAATAAAAGTACAGGTTCTGTAGAGAAAAGATTTAAAGAAGGAACATCTAAACCTAACGAAAGTCAATTTGATGGCAACTAGTCCAACGCAGTTAAGTCTTAAAAAATTACGAGAAGAAGGATACACAGTAGCGGTAGTAGAACATTGGAATAGTTTTGCAAGAATAAGACAGGACTTGTTTGGCTTTATAGATTTACTAGCTTTAAAGGGTAAAGAAGTATTAGCAGTACAAACAACTACAGCAGGTAATATGTCAGCTAGAGTAAAGAAGATAGGTGACCATGAAAACGTAAGACATGTTCGTGAAGCTGGTTGGACTATTCATGTGCATGGTTGGCATCAAGACGATAAGAAGAAGTGGCATTGTAAAATTAAGGATGTATCGTGAATACCAGGGATAAAATACTAGCTTACCTTACAGAACCTAAAGCTATAAAAGATATAGCAGCACATGTAGATGGCAATTACAATACTATTAAAAACTTGCTTGTCACCATGAAGATGGAAGGTCATATACACGCATTCAAAGATAAAGATAATAGACTCATGCACTATTACATTCCTCAGCCACATCCACTACAAGGTATATTTGGACACACAGCAAACTTCACAGAAGACCAAATAAAAGGTGTTATCAGTCATAACGCAGATGATGCTAAACATAACCTTCAGCAAAGAACTACACAAGAAACATTTGGGCAAAGCGTAGCTTATACGCTAACACAATATGATTAGTATGGAACGCTTATTGTCCATCCTAGAGGATTGGGCTTTATGGATGAAATCGGATAATCACCGCTTGGGTTATCCATCTAAAAGCATAGGCATGTCATCTGGTGGAGAAAGCACGAGTGAGGCGTTTGAGGAGATGTGTTCTTCGCAAGATATGTCTAACGTAAGGACTATTCACGCTATCGTGCATAGCTTAGAACAAGGACAACAAGACGCTATCTATGCTAAATACTTAGGTGCTAAACCACCATTAGCCTTTTATTGGCAATTAGATATGGCATACGATAATTTACTGACAATAGCAGAAAGACGAATAAACGCATAATGTTGTTGAACAGATATAGTAAAGTGTGCTATAATACTACTTGTTGGACAACTCCTGTCCGTTAATAACGTAATCCCACAAAAGCCTGACCATACTCTCTCCTTGGTTGGGCTTTTTCTTTTTATGAAACTATCTATTTGCGAACAATGTGGTGAACCATTTGACTTCACCGAGTATACTTTGTGTAACGATTGTAGATATGACCACAGATTTATTAAATTAAGGAAACCACATGAAATCAGTACCGAAGACCAAAGCAGGCAAGATGGCAAAGATGAAGAAAGTATTTAAAGAATATGGTGCAGGAACTTTAAACATAGGTAAGTCATCTAAGAAAGTCACGAATCCTAAACAAGGTATTGCAATTGCCTTAAGTGTTAGTGGCATGGCTAAAAAGAAGAAAAAATAATGGCTAAAGAATGTCCAGTCGTAACGCACGACATAAAACTTAATCTTAAGAATAGAGACTGGGCGTTTAAAAATGTAGGTTATGGTCCAGCTAATCCAGATGAACCAAACAAAGAATTTTGGAGTGCTAGGGCAGATGAATGGCAAACTCCAGTAGAAACTGCCAAGACTATGCGTTGTGGTAATTGCTCTGCATTTATCCAAACTCCTGAAATGATGGACTGCATAGTCAGTGGCATACAAGGTGAAGAGTCAGATAACGAAACATACGCTAATGAAGTAGTGGATGGTGCTAGTCTAGGTTATTGTGAACTGTTTGAGTTCAAGTGTGCTGCAGACAGAACTTGCAGTGCATGGTTAATAGGTGGTCCAGTAACAAAGCCTATGACTACTAAAGAAAAACAAACTCTTATTATGTCTAAACATCTTTACGGAAAGAAATAACATGAAAACAGGTTTATACGCAAACATTGCAGCAAAGAAAGCAAGAATTAAAGCAGGCTCTGGTGAAAAGATGCGTAAGGTAGGTTCTAAAGGTGCACCTATAGCTATGGCATTTAAACAATCAGCAAAGACAGCTAAGAAAAAGAAATGATTAAGAAGGGCAAGGAAACATTCTCAGGTTATAATAAACCTAAAAGAACACCTAGTCATCCTACTAAGTCACATGCAGTATTGGCTAAAGATGGTGATACAGAAAAACTTATACGCTTTGGACAAAAAGGTGTAAGTGGTGACAAAACAAATACAGACAGAGCAAAGTCGTTTAAAGCAAGACACGCTAAAAACATTGCAAAAGGAAAAATGTCCGCAGCATACTGGGCTAACAAAGTTAAGTGGTAAAGCTAGATATATATGTAGGATATGATGGTAAGGTAGAACCAATTGCTTATCATAACTTTTGCCAGTCAGTTATAGAGAAGTCATCTATACCGGTAAGTTTTACACCATTAGCATTAAACACTTTAAAAGACTACGAAGAAACACATAAAGACGGTAGTAACGCATTTATCTACTCACGCTTTCTAGTGCCATATCTAAATAACTTTAAAGGTATCGCACTATTTGTAGATGGCGATATGATATGCCGAACAGACATTGCACAGATACTAGCGAACTTTGATACAGACGAAGCAGTTAAAGTTGTAAAGCATCATTACCAAACAAAGCATCCTGTTAAATATTTAGGTGCAAAGAACGAAGACTATCCTAAAAAGAACTGGTCAAGCGTTATGTTATGGAATTGCTCACATTGGTTAAACAAACAATTAACGCCTAAGTTTGTGCAAGAACAAACAGGTAAATACCTACACAGGTTTGAATGGCTTAAATATCCTGAAGAACAAGTAGGTAAGCTAGACGAAACATGGAACTGGCTAGAAACAGAATACGAATACAACCCAGATGCTAAGTTAGTGCATCACACATTAGGCACACCATGCTTTAAAGACTATCAGAATACAGACTATAGTCAAGAATGGTGGGAAACATACCAAAGAATGATATACCCTTTAAAAGGAAAGAATAGAGAAAGCGAGTTATAAGATGGCAGGTTTACTTGAATACACCAAGAATGGTCAAGTAACAGAGCCACCATTGTATCGTTTTATGAGAGGCAATGTTCAGTCTTTCTTAAACTCTATACCTGACCCAAGTAAGATGACACCAGAGCAACAATTAGCTATGGGTCTAAATGCTAATCCTATTATGGGATTGTTAGGCACTACTGCATATCATGGTAGTCCAGCTATATTTGATAAGTTTGATATAAAAAAAGTAGGAACAGGTGAAGGCGCACAAGTTTATGGTCATGGAATGTATTTTGCTGAAAATCCTAAAACAGCAGAACAATATGCTAAAGATTTAGGCACAGAAATTACTGTAAATAATAAACCATTATTTAGAGCAAATCAAGTTATTGGGACAACAGGAAATGAAGCTGTAGATGATTATTTATTAATGCACCATGGAGATATAAATAAAGCATTAACATCTATCAATAATGATTATAATATTGTAAAAAAAACAAATCCAAAGGGCGCAGAAAGCTATTTACCAAATATTAAAGCACTAGAAAACTTACAAAAAAGTAATGCTGTAAAAGTTAACGCTACTGGAAACATTTATAAAGTAGATATTCCAGATGAATTTATGCCTAAAATGTTAGATTGGTTTAAGCCACTATCAGAACAAACAGATGAAGTAAAGAAAGCATTATCAAATTTGCCACACAGAAGTAAAGATTGGACATTTAAAGATACATTAGAAACATTAAATGCTGCTTCAAATACAAAAGATATTCCTGGAATGAACCCAACAGGTCAAGAAATATATAATATGATTGGCAGAGGAATGATGACAGGTAATAAAGCAGAAGGTCAAAGATATGCAAGTGATTTATTATCAAAACAAGGTATATCAGGTATTAAATATTTAGACTCTGGAAGTAGAGCTACTGGTGGTACAAATAATTTAGTAGTATTTGACCCAAGTCAAGTAAAGATATTAGAAAGAAACAATAAGGGACTATTAAAATAGAGGGCAACCAACCTAAGGGAGTTGCAAAACAATGTATTACACATATCTACATTACAATAGCAATAACAAGCCAATATATGTCGGCAAGGGCAAAGGTAATCGTGCCTATGAAAAAAGAAACTATGGCGAACCATACACGGTCAAGATAGTGCATGACAATATACCAGAAGCACAGGCTTTAGAGTTTGAAGAGTTTTTGATACAAGAGATAGGTATAGATAATCTATATAACAAATTACGTAAAGGCGGCATAAGTGCTTTTTCATATCATATAGACTATGATAATGCTAAACAAGAATTTAAAAGAATACAGTCTCTTTCTGCAAAAGAAATAAGAAAATATGTTATATTACTCATAGATGATGTAATAGCTGGAAATGATAAAGCTATACGTTTTTTCTTAAAACGCTGCCCAAAAGACGTTTTGTTTAAAATCAAAGAGTTAGTATATAAAAACAATGGATAATAATGACGATAAAGATATTAAAGAATCTAAGGTAGGCGCACCTATAGGTAATACCAATTCTAGTAAAACCAATAGAATTTGGGGTAACATTATTCGCAAACTGGCGGTACAAGAAGACTATAAAAAACTTCATGTTATTGCAGAGAAATTATACGAGAAAGCTGCTGAAGGCGATTTAGGTGCAGTCAAAGAGATTGGCGATAGACTAGACGGTAAAGCAGTAGCTACTCAAGAATTAACAGGACCAGATGGTTCTAACTTACCTAGTGGAATAGGAATACTCTTTGTCAAGCCAGACGATAGCCAAGTTTCCGAATAAACTAGACTTCTTATTTGAACCACACCGTTACAAAGTAGCATACGGTGGTAGAGGTTCTGGTAAATCATGGTCATTTGCTAGAGCATTGCTTATAAAAGCAGCTAATGAGCCAACACGTGTCTTATGCGCACGTGAAATACAAAAGTCTATTAAGCAGTCAGTACATACATTACTTAATGACCAAATACAGTCTTTAGGTCTAGGAGCTTTCTATGAAGTTCTTGAGTCAGAAATACGTGGTCTTAACGGTAGCACGTTCAGTTTTACTGGGTTGGCTACTAATACTGTGGAGTCCATTAAGTCGTTTGAGGGATGTGATGTTGTATGGGTAGAGGAAGCTCAGACTGTTAGTAAGAAGTCGTGGGATATTTTAATACCTACGATACGTAAACCTAATTCAGAGATATGGGTATCATTTAACCCTAATATAGATACAGACGATACATACCAAAGGTTTGTCGTAGAACCACCAGAAAACGCTAAAGTCGTTAAGGTAAACTATACAGACAACCCATGGTTTCCTGAAGTATTAGAGATAGAACGTCAGCATAGCGAAAAGACTAACCCTGACTATGCAAACATCTGGGAAGGTGAATGTAAAGCTGCTGTAGATGGTGCTATCTATGCTAACGAGATACGAGAAGCACAAGAGAATAACCGTATTACTACTGTTCCTTATGACCCAATGCTAAAGGTTCATGTAATAATGGACTTAGGGTTTAATGACTCTATGGCTATCATATTATGCCAACGTGGTGTATCTGATATACGTATTATTGGCTATATAGAAGATAATCATAGAACGCTAGACAGTTTCTCATCTGAGATAAGGTCATTAAACTATAACTGGGGAACTATGTTCTTGCCACATGATGGTAAAGCAAAAGATTTCAAATACGGATTATCCGCAGAGGATATAATGAAAAAGCAAGGTTGGAATGTACGTATTGTTCCAATAGCTACTATAGAGTCTGGTATTAAACTAGCTAGGATGCAATTCCATAAATGCTACTTTGATAAAAGTACAAATAGATTATTGGAATGTTTAAAGAATTATAGAAGGTCTGTTAATACAGCCACAAATGAACCAGGCGCACCTTTACATGACGAATATAGTCATGGCGCAGACGCATTTAGATATATGGCTACATCTGTAGACCAAATGAAGAATGAGTCTTGGGGTACTGAAAAGATACAATACAATACACGAGGAATAGTGTAATGACTAAGACGTGTTATATATGCAAAAACACACTAGATAAATCCATGTTTCCTATTTTAAAGAAAAGAAAAGATGGGTTGGATGGAAGATGTAAAGCATGTGCTGCTAAATATAAGCAAACATGGGCTGAAAACAATAGAGATAGAACTAAAGCTGCTAAGGATAGATGGAAACAAAACCATAGAGATAAACACTTAGAGCAAAGCAAGAACAATAAAATGATAAGGGCAAAGCGTATACCTAAATGGGTAGATGCTGATGAAAGATGGTTAATTAACGAAGCATATAGTTTAGCTAGACTGCGTAGTAAGTTATTTGGTTTTAAATGGCACGTTGACCATATCATCCCATTGCGAAACAAAAACGTATGTGGTTTACATACTATTATGAATTTGCAAGTAATACCTGCAAACGATAATCTATGTAAATCTAATAAATTTAATACAGGGAATATCTAATGAAGATACAAGATATGGAAATCATTGCACAGATAGAGGCAGAAGAGAATATTGCCTATGGTGTAAATGATAGTGCATTGTCTAATGATAGAGCATCAGCAATTGACTATTATCTAGGACAACCATTCGGTAACGAAGAAGAAGGTCGTTCACAAGTTGTTAGCTATGACGTTCAAGATACTATTGAGTCAGCATTACCACAATTACTTAAAGTCTTTGTAGCCGGTGATAAGGTTGTTCAGTTTGACCCTAAAGGTCCTGAAGACCAAGAAGCAGCAGACCAAGAAACAGATTATGTAAACCATGTCGTTATGGAAAAGAACGAAGGGTTTAAAGTATTCTATGTATGGTTTAAAGACGCATTACTCTCTAAGAATGGCTATGTAAAAGTCTACTCTGAAGAAGAGGAAGAGGAAGAAGAATACGAATATAAAGGTCTTACAGATGCACAACTACAAATGTTGGCTTCAGATGAGAAGACAGAAGTATTAGAGCATACTGGATACCCTGACCCATCTATTAACATGGATGCGTTATATCAACAAGCTATGATGAATGGTGTTGACCCAGCAACTATCATGCAACCTATGTTACATGACGTTAAGCTCAAGGTTACAGAAAGTAAGACTGAAATCTACATTGATAACGTAGCTCCTGAAAACATTATGGTATCTGTAGAAGTATCAGGTCCTAACTTACAAGACGCTACTTTTGTTCAACATAGAGAAGTCATGCAATTAGCTAGTATTGCTGAAGCATTTGACAAGCCATTAGAATACATCAAGTCTATCATGTCAGATATTAGAGACACTTTTGAAGAAGAGTCTAATGCACGTGATATCTATGATGAAGAATATGACAGAGCTATTGCTCCAGAAGAAGGTTTAGTTAAAGACACATATATTAAGTTAGATGGTGAAAGACATAGAGTTGTTGTATTAGGCAATACAATCCTATACAAAGAGAAATGCGAGTATGTTCCTTTCGCATGTATCACACCTATGATAATGCCACATAGACATATTGGTCGTTCTTATGCTGACTTGACTATGGACATTCAGTTAATTAAGTCTACGCTTATTCGTGGTCAGTTAGATAATATGTATCTAGCTAACAATGGTCGTTATGCTATCTCAGATAGAGTAAACCTAGATGATATGCTCACATCAAGACCAGGTGGTATTGTTCGTGTAGAAGGTGACCCAATGTCAGGTATTATGCCTTTATCACATCCACCACTACCAGCATCATCATTCGGTATGGTTGAATACATGGACTCTATGAAAGAGAAGAGAACAGGTATTACAGCTTACAATCAAGGTTTAGATGCTAACAGTCTTAACAAGACAGCTACAGGTGTAGCACAGATTATGAATGCGTCTCAACAACGTATTGAGTTAGTAGCTAGAACATTCGCAGAGACAGGTGTTAAAGAGTTATTTAAACTTGTGCATCATTTAGTGAGAACAACACTTACTAAACCAGACATTATTCGTCTACGTAACAAATGGGTAGAAGTAGACCCTAGAGAATGGAAAGCTCGTAAAGACTTATCTATCTCTGTAGGTTTAGGTGCTGGTAATAAAGACCAACAGTTAGCACATCTAATGTCTATTATTAACATGCAGAAAGAAGCTATTGGTGCAGGTCTTACATCACCAGAGAAGATTTATAACTCATTAGCTAAACTTACACAGAACGCAGGCTTTAAGAATCCTGAAGAGTTCTGGGTTAATCCAGCTAATACTCCTGAGCAAGAAGGTCAAAAACAACCTTCTGAAGCAGAGATTATGGTTCAAGGTCAGCTACAGATTGAGCAACAAAAAGCTGATGCTCAAATGATGCAAGAACAAGAACGCAGTAAGAATGATATAATTATTGAACGTGAGAAGATAGTAGCTCAAGCTGAATTGGAACGCTTCAAGGCACAACTAAAAGCTGAGACTGATTTAGCTATTGCACAAATTAAAGCACAGTCAGGAATGATATATGGCGGATAAGTCATTAGAAGAAATTAAGCGTGGTGAACAAGCAGCACAGATATTAGATAACCCTATCTACAAAGAAGCTATGGATAAGGTTCGTGAAAGTCTTATTTCCAGTATGGCTAACAGTCCATTAGGTGATGAGAAGACACATAACAAATTAGTTATCGCACTACAACTACTAAACCAAATAAACAAGCAACTTACTGACGTGATGACCACAGGTAAGTTAGCAGCTATTCAAACGGACAGACCTAAGTTTAAGATATTTGGGTAAGGACAAGCCCACTTAAAGTCTACTTCGGTAGGCTTTTTTATTGTCTAATTTCAAGGAAATAAACTATGAGTGACCAAGTCCCAGAACAGTCACCACAAAGTCGGTTAGAGACTATGCTTGGTGATAGTATTGAATCAGATGTTAAACCACCTGAACTTCAAGACGAAGAAGAACAAACACCACTAGAGGCTGAAGCTGAAGATACTGAAGAAGTAGAATCAGAAGAAGCAACAGAAGAATCAGATGACGAAGCTGA